ATTCCTGTAATACTCCGCATTGAAATAGTCCCTCATCATGTAGCTCTCATGCCCGGCAACATCGGGAAATTCCAACAGCCGTATATTCTTATCCGTCCTCGGTAGGGTTATCGTATAACTGTTAGAGGCTGTTATCTTGGAAATGTCCCCCAACAAATTACTCTTGAAATTGAGTGTTATCTCATCGTCTCTCAAATCGACTCTTTCACCCTTGATATATAGTTCTTCTTTCATATCCTTGTTATTAAATTTAACATTGCCTTATATGCCTTTTAGCCCGTTTGAGAGCGTTTCTTTGTTCCCGTGCAGATTTACCGCCAAGACAAAGAAACGCTCTTAAATCGGCTTATTTTTACGCTCTACCGGTCGCCCAAATTATCTACCACATTAACCTGTGAGCCAACCTTGTTAATCTCCGTTACGGAAACGACCGGTTGAATCCCTTTTACTCCTTTGGCGACAGCCCTCGCAATCATATCCTCGCCCATTGCTTGGCTGCCCTTTTCCACCACAATAGGCACACCTCCGCCCGCTTGATTCATGTACGACAATATCGGGGCGAACATGGAGGTCGCTCTCGCCGTCATAACGCTCTCTCCGTTAGACAACATGGCGGGTATGCTGTCGCTTGTTCCCGTGCCGGATCCTTCTACAAGGCCGCCTTTGGCAAACTTGGCCGAGTTTATAATTCCTATCGCGGTTGTCATATTGGAGATAATTTGAACAATCCCGGCTGCTGACTCTGCTATCCCGGCTATTCCTTTCCATGCGTTTGCCGATGTCAGTTTGGCGATTGCCTTTCCTGTTTCTATGGCTATCTCGGCGAGGGCTAATGTCTTTGACAATATCAAAAACGCCTTGTTGCTCTCTCCAAGCTGCTCAAATAACCCCGATAGAGCTCCCGTAATCTGTGAAGCCGCATCCAGTTTCGCCTGTTCTATTTCTATTTCCCTCTGGGCAAGTTCCTCTTTGGCATCCAAATATTCCTGCTGGGCTTCAAGTTGGCGGGCTTTGAACTCGGCATCGCTTTCTCCCTCTAACTGCTGTAAGGTGTCAAGCCGTTTCTTGGCATTTTCAAGCTCGACTTGCAGCTCATCTTCTCCGGCTATCTTGGCTTCTGCTAACCTGTTGGACAGTTCGAGTTCAAATGCTTTCATGGCTTTCTCCTGTTTTTCCCGCTCATGCTCCGATGTCATTTCGTCGAGCTTCTTTTGATAACGAGCCTCGATTAGCTTTTTCTGCTCGGCTGTAAGCTCGGTATTGGATAGCTCTATCTCCATTTCCTTTTTGAGCAACTTGGCTTTCAAATCGTACTCTTGATAATCGCCTTCCGTGGCAAGTTCGAGTTTCTGCCGTATGTAGTCGGCCTCTTGCTGCAACTGGTTCCTCATCTCTTTTTCATTCACCTTAGCGAGGTCGGCGGTACGCTTTTTATTCAATCGGTCGATAGTCTCGTTTACGGCGGCTTTGGCTTTGGGGGTCAAATTGCCCTCGGTTTCAAGGTATCTTTTCAAGTCCTCGATTTGGTCGTCATAGCTTGCGTTTATGGTGGCTCGCTGCTTTTCCGCACTGTCCTCGATGAGCGAGTTTTCTGCGTCTCTGAGAGCTCGCAAGGCGGCTATCTCTTTCTTTTGGCGTTCCTGTAACATCTTCATTCTTTTCTCGTTTTCTTCCCTCTCTTTACGGTCTCTTATTTTCCGTTGTTCTGGTGTTAAAATGTTCGGATCGGTATCGTTGAGAGCTTCCCCCTTTGGCTCTTGAATGGTAAATGTTGGTTTTTCTTTTGGTGTTAGCGGTATAGGCTCACCTTTAAGTCCGTCCATGAGCCCCCCGACAAAATCGAACATTCCCTTTACCCTTTTTATCTGTGAGTTAATTGTTTTAACTATGTCCGTCATAGTCGCATTCCAACCTGTTTTTATCTTGGATTGCAACGCCTCAAACGTGCCGCCGGTTATGTCTGCAAACTCCGATATGGCGTTTTGAAGCTCTATTTCAGAATCTATTCGTGCCCTCTGCAAATCTCCGAGCTCGCCCGATTTTTTCATCACGGTTTGCATGCTCGTGTCTATGTCCTTCAAGGTTTTCAGATATTGGAGCCCGGCATCCTCTCCCGCTTCTCCGAAAATGTCGGCTATCGCAGCTCCCACGGCGGCGGAGTTTTCCGGAAGTTCTCCAAGTCTGGCCGATATTTCCCGGATAACATCGAATATCGTTTTGCTTCCGCTTACAAGCTCCTTTTGTACCTGCTTCGAGTCTAAGCCTATATTTTCCAACGCCGTGGACGTGGCGGTCGTCATTTCCCGCAATCGGATCGTCGCCTCCTTGATTGCGTCGATACCCTTGTCGGAAAACAGGCCGTCTTTGTTCGTCTGGCTGACTATGGCGATAAATTCATCGGCATTCAATCCGGCCTCTTTGAAGAATGTCGAGTATTCACGGACGTTTTGTAAAAACTCTCCCGATACGTCCGCACCGGAGATAAGCCCTTCTTTCAGCAAGGAAACAGCCTCATCGGTAGATATGCCGAACTGCCTCGTCAAGGCGTTGGCCGTGTTCAGTGTCTCCCGGAAATCTTTCCCGAATGTGTCCGATATGGCTTGTACCTCGTTTCTGAACTGTTTTAGCTCGTTCCCCGACAAACCCGTCAACTGCTTTGTCAACCGGGTTGCCTCCACCAGTCCGGCGTTATAATCATACCACCATTTGAAGGCCGAGCCGACACCGACAATGCCGGCGACTGCCATAAACGAGGGGCTCTTGATGAGGGACAAAAGGGTCTTGCCAAAGGCTTTTATCTTCGTCGTCGCCCCCGTGCCGCCTTCCGCTATCTCAAACAGGGTTTTGGCAAAGTCGGAATTTAAGCCGATAGCCTCCTTTATGGCATTGTCATAATTGCCGACGTTCCTGTAATACCGTCCGGTTTCCTCCTCCGCTCCTTTCAACGCTTTGGTTACACCGTTTATCTTATCTTCAAGCCTCTTTCCTTTGGTGGCTTCCCGCTCGGCTTGGCTCAATCGGTCGTACTCGGCCGTAAGGTTAGAGAGGGCTGCCCGCAACTGTTTCAAAGACCCTTTTTGCTCCTCCTCGATTCGGAGGTTGTTTTGTATCTCTTTCCGCAGGGCTCGCACTTTGAATGCGCTTTGCTCGATTTGGGTACGGTATTCCTCCATTCCCTTTCTATATTCCTCCTCGCTAATCGCTCCCTCTTTGAAAGCCTCGGTTAATTCCGTCTGCTTTTTTTTGAGCTCGTCGATTTGTTTCTGACTCTCGACAATCTTCCGTATTGCCTTCTCGTTGTTCACTTGGATTTTTACTCCGATAAGAATTTCTTTGTTATTACTCATTTCTTTATTTATTTGGTTAGTTAATTTAACATGCTTATGTCTCTAAAATAAAATTTTCCTTCCGGGCTTACTATAACCCATTCCGGGACTCGGCCTATCCGGGCTAAATATTGCTTAAACCCTTGTATATTTTCAAGGAAATGTGTAACGGATCGGTAACCGTTTGCTTGGGCGAAATTGTCGTCGACCTTAATTTCAACCACATTGCCCGGTTTCCAGTGCCGGAACGTTATCGGATAGCCGCAAATATGCTTAACGACAATCCGGTAATTGCAATCTTCTTTTATGACTTCCATAGCTTGAATATTTAATTATATCACAAATGTCTCTCTCGCTTATTTATTTTCGATTTGCGGAGGTTTCTCCTTGAAAACGATAAATTATAACAACCAAGAAAGAAACGCTCTTAAATCGCCTTATTTTCTATTCGCTCAATATCTCTACCTCAAAACCGAGAGCCCGGAGTTCTTTTATCCGATACTCCTGCAATGGTCTCGGCCTTTCTCCGGGGCGTTTGACTTCGATAAACGATGCCTTTCCGCCTTTCAACGTCATAAGGTCGGGAAATCCGGGGCGATTGGTTATGCCCAGCTTCACCACGAGATAGCCCCGTTCCGTATAGCGGTTTATTATTTCACGTTGTATGTCTCTTTCAAGCCTCGCCCTGCTCATATACCGCCGTGTTTTTTTCTGTACCACGCTGTCGTGAAATCCCGTTTTGCCGTCACCGCTTCGTAAATATCTGCATCTATGCCTCCCCGACTGAAAAAGAAACAGCACGGGGCGGGATTCCTGCGCTCCCTGCTTTGGATCCTGTTCCTCGTCTGTTCATAGGATAAATAAGAATACGCCATAGAATAGAAAACTATCGCTTCGGCCGTATCAAGGCGTATGCCCTCACGGGCGGAGACCAGTTGCCCCAAAAATGTCTTGCTTTCCTCCTGTTGGAACGTTTCGGGGCTGTCCGTCCAGTTATCGAACACCCGCCGCAATAGTTCCCCCTCCGCCTTGAAAAGATAATACACGGCGATTTTACGCCCTTTGAAAAGCCGCTTTATGTATTCCGCTTTCGTGGTGTCTATGATATGAGATTTTCCCTCCTCGTCTATCACCGTGCCGCCTCCAATCTGATGTATCTTTGACAATAGTTTGGAGGGGGTGTCTCCCAATATTACGGAATTGCCGAGTCTCGCTATCCGGTTACGCCGCAATTCGGAGATGAGGCGGGCGGAAGCTGCGGGAAGTGGGACGAGCCATTTGTAATCGGTCGCCTCGCTCTCAAATCCTGCTTCCTCTTGCGTGAATGAAATCCAAAACGGGTCTATGAAACGCCGTATATCTTCGATGCATGCATCTGTGTAATCGTTCACGGTATAGCCGTTTATACGCCTTTGTGTGACATGGACGAAATCACGGGCAAAGGCATAAAAATTCTTATATCCTCCGAAAGGGCTGTAACTGCTTACATATAGTTGGTGGTATATTTGCGAATAGCTTTCGGGAGTGGGCGTGCCGGACAAGAATATGACGGGGAGACCTCGGCAGACTGCCTTTATTGCCTGCGTCCGATTGGACGGCTTCGGGAATGTTCCGAGGCGGTGCGCCTCATCGATAATCGCCAAATCGAAGCCTGTCCCTGCCTTGTGTATGCTCTCATGGTTTATCACGGTAATGTCAAACGTGAATCCGCCTTTATCGTAATCGGATTCTATGCTCCCTATCGCTTTCTTGGTCGTTGCGAACAGCACCTTTTTAGCTCCTGTCACTTGTGCCGCCGACAATGCCGTTAACGTCTTACCCGTGCGTACCTCCATAGCGAGATAGGCGATTTTGTAGTTATCCAGTGCCCGAACGGCTTCCGATACTATCCGTTTCTGGTAATCTCTCAATTCTATCATATCAAAACCTCCTTTTTGAAATGTTCTTCACCCGTGCGCCTCTCTATATGCGCCCTCGTGTGTCCTTGCGTCGATCCGCTTCTCACCGATTCGTATTCCTCTACGCTCTTATATACCGTGAATGTAGCCCCGTCCGGGGGGGTCGGTATGTATAAATGCCCGGTGTCGTCGATGTAGGCTTTTATTCCTGCTCCCGATGAGGCTGTTTCAGTGTATTGCCTTCTATCCGCTCTTAATTGTTCCCCCGGCGGCGTTTCCCTCAAAAGGAAATCGGCAATATCTAAACCTGCCTCCGACTCCTCCCGTGTGGCTCTCCGCTCCAATAAATCGCTTACCGTGCAAGTTATCCCGCACGAGGCGATAATCTCCTTTTTCTTTGCCCATTCCTCGAAACAACCCAAATCGGGGAACAGAGTAGCCGCCTTTATGCCGGAGAGGGCGGACGTTATGCCCGTTTCCGTGAGTCTTACACCGTTTTTCCCTCCGGTGGCTATCCAACACATGCCCGGCTGGTAAACGGCGGCTATCATGGCGGTTTTTTCGCTCTCGACTATGCCGACAAGAGAGCCCGGTTGGATAAGGTGCTCCCCAAAAAAACACTGTTGCAAATTGGGGCTCTCCTGCCCGGAAAGATATTTGCCGGCAAAATAGATTTTATCCTGTTCCGTGTCGGTGAAATATCCTCTCCGTTTCGCGCTCCATTTTTCGGCCGTGTCCTGCTTGTGCAGCCGTTTGCCGGTTTCCGGATTATACGCCATTATTTTAACCTGTCTTAAATTTCCTCGGCGGTCTATTTGGGGGAAAGCGGCGGAAAGACCTCCGGCATTTCGGAAGTGCTTCGACGTTCTGACCCGGTAGAGGTCAAAAATACGGTCGGAGACAGACGACCCGAAACGGGACACGAAAAACCGATATAAATTGTTATCTTTTCTCCATGTGTCCTCTCCTCCGATAAGCGACAAAGGAAGATAATCCGCCAAAGGTTCCGGGCGACGCTCGAACAAGCTCGATGAGGTACGCAAAATTCCGTGCAGTCCTTCACGCTCCGGGTGGTCTTTGAAATACTCGGAGGGCTTGTAATGATACCCGCAACTTTTCTCCCGGTTGCACCGACCGACAGAAGGATGCAATATTTCTCCGGTCTCCGTATCGATATACGGGGAGAACTCCCGCCGATGCCCACATGAAGGGCATGTAAGGCGATCGGACGGCGTTCGGTACGGTTTCAATTCATATCGACTCATAATATCTCTTTTTTAAAGTGTCTGATTTGTCCGGTTTGTTTCATAATAATCAAAAGGGAACTATTGTCATAACCGTTTCGCACCCGTCCCAACCCGGCACTATCACATTAGGGTCAGACGGATATACGAAGCATATATGCGTGTCTGCTTTTTCTGCAAAAACATGGAGTTTCTTTATAAAATCGTTGGCTTCGACATAGGATTTTCCCCCGGTATATGGGGTTATATCGTTTATAAATACCAATTCGGGAGCATACCTTTCGATGAGATTAAACAGGCTTTCCGGTGTTTCCGCATCCGCAGACTTGAACATGGATAATCCCCCGATCGGAGCGTTTCCTGTCCCTTCCGTCGCACATTTCCGTATATCGTCGGATAGAGTGCAAAGCTCGGCTGCCGTTTTCTCCGAATCTATATACATAGCCGACGAACTGGAAAACGGACGGAGCAATTTTCCTCTCTCTCCCTTGAAATAGGAAACTGCCAACGCTTTAACAAAGGACGAGTTTTCAATTTTGGAAAGCCCCGTTATCATGGAAATGTTGCCCCGCGTCATTATGGGCTTCCCCTCATAGTCAAGTACGGAGACGGGGGTTATCCCGTCCGATTCCAGTGTATGGGTGATTCTCTCTATTTCCGAGAATGATTCTCCGTACACGCTTCTAAATTTCAAATACTGTTTCATCTTACTTTTTTTATTATGTTTTTTTGTTTCTGTTTGTCGCCTCCGGGGGCTGTGTAGTGTCATATTTTTTTAGGTGTCTCACTGTCAAGTGTCAAAACCCCCTATATTATAGGGGGTTTGATGACACCAAAAAATGACACCGCCCCACGAGTTTTATTTGACACCTGTTGACACAAGTTTGACACTATATTTGACACAAGTTTGGCACTCAAATAGAGTAACACCGAGTTAAGCCCTTGAAAAATCACTTTTTTAGGCGTTTCACAAGCTCTATTTTGATAAAAAATCGTCATTCTTCTACCTGTTTGTTTGGATAGTGTCAACCGGTTGGCACTTGAAATGACACCAACCCAATTAAAATGGCAAATCTTCCTCATTCTCATATATTTGTGAATTATGTTCAAGTATATACAAATCTCCTTCTTTCCGTATCAATGAAAAATTGACTGAATCATTTATTTTTCTTATCGCTGTCCGCCTTGATACTTGGCAATGTTCCATAATCTTTTTGACAATTTCGCCATGTCTCAATCCCTCGCAGCCTTGAAAAACAGATAGGAACAATCCCTGTAACTCGTCATATTTCCTACCCTCTTTTTCCTCCGGTATGTCCGGCACTCCGTCAAACATTTTTGGCAGTCCGTCTGTGTCGATGTAGAAATATTCACTGTCCGGCTCTATCGGCTTGTGGCGTATCATCTTTATTGTCGCTTTGCTGTACTCCCCTTTGGGTTCGACGACGAACACACATTCGCATCTCCTTTCGCCCTCGCTACCAAAATGCCCCCTCGCCTTTCCTGCTGGATCGTTCGGGTTCGTATGGGCTACGATGCATATATGCGTATTGTAGTCTTTCGCCAGTTCCAAGAGTTCACGGTATATGTCGCTCGATTGTCCGTTGTCGTTGGTATCGCCCACTAAATCCGTACCCACATCAACGACTACAAAGCCCGGATTCAACGCATGAAGTAAAGATTTTAATACCGCTTTTATTTCCCGGCTGTCCTTTCCGGCCATAGAGAGAATACGGTACAACCTCGAAAAGTCGGCATCGCTCATTTTCTCATCGTCCGATACGATTCGTTTCATTCGCTCCCGTATGTCATACACTTTATATTGGGCTTGTTCCGTATCGATGTGGAGTAACGGACGTTCCGGGCGGTTCCCGTCCATGCCCGAATAGGTGTAATAATTACCGTACAGATAAGCGGCCTCTAACATGGTGGTAAAGAATGTTTTCCGTCCCTTTGCCCGACCTGCAACCAACGAAATAGCCCCAAGAGTGAACAACATGCCGCCACGGCACAAGAGAACAGGAACGGGGTTTATACGTCCCATTGCGTCGGTTACTTCATACAGGCGCAAATATTCCTCGGCTCTCGCTTTCGCTTCTGCTTGTACTTCTGCGGCCGCTCGGTGCGCCTCATCGAGAAGTGAAACGGAGACGGGAACGGGCGGAATTTGGCTCTCAATGGCTACCGCATCGCCCGGAATCCCTGCTTTATCCGTTAGGCTTGACATTACTCTGATATAATGTTTGATTCAAGTAATTTATTTATATCGGCTCTCTTGATGCGAACACTACGCCCTACACTGGTATAAGGCAAAACGCCCTTCCTGCGTAAATTATAAAGAGTAGAAATCTTTATGCCGAGAATCTCGCACGCCTCACGATTGGAGACCCATTCGGATTCTTTTTGCCTCGGCTGGTTATCCTGCACTCCGCAAATGTTTCGCTCGATATTGCTAATGCGTTGCTCCAACTTATCCAAATAGGGCTTCGGTATTACTACCATTTGAAGATTGACACGTCCGTAGTCGTTTTCTTTTGCTTCCATTATCGATTGTTTTTTATTGTTTTTTGCTTTAAAGTTAGCGCATAATCTACTGATATACAAATTTATACACAGAAAACAAAATAACGGTAAATAACGAAATATGAATGTCGTTTTTATTTTTCGTTTGGGTTTTGTACATCTTGAATCGTTATCTATCATTAAAGAGGCTTATTTTTATGCGCTTCATGTATGGGTATTTAACCACTATTTTTAATATTATTTGGCTTAAACGGTATTATTTAGAATATCTTTTAACTCTTTCGTACTTAGGCGGCATATCCTTTCAAGTAGTTCGGAGCGTTCCCGGTCGGCTTGGCTGTCACCAAAGATTGCCTGTAATGCTCTATCGTTGCCCCCCCCTTCCGAAACTGCCTATATATCGTTCGGTGGTTCTTAGTGAGGAGTGTTTGAGCAAATCACGCAAAACAATGTTATCCGCCCCTTTCTCCTTAGCGACATGTGCGAACGAGTGGCGGGCTGTGTGAAACGTGACCTTTTTACTTATTCCCGCCATTTCGGAAATGACTCTTAAATTCCTATTAAGTATATTACCTATTACTCTATTTTGAACATAAATCTTTCGTTTTGTTTCCAAATCTAAAAGCTCCTCATCTTGGTCTGCAATGAAATAAGCCAGAGACCTCTTTCGACGAATAAGTGGAAAAATAAAATCGCTCGGTTGGGCTTCTGTGTTCCTGTAATAATCGAGGATCTCACGGGCTTGTGGAACAAGCAATATATCTTGATTTTTGCCGGTCTTACTCATTTTGTACTGTAACCTACCGTCATCGGTGATATTGCGCCACCTCAACCGAATACAATCACTTAGACGTATTCCGGCACAATAGAACGAAAATAAGAACACATCACGTGTTTTGCGTAATTGGCTGCCCTCCGGTAACTGTAATGATATTATTCGATATATCTCGGCTGAATTTAGCTTCTCCTTCGTGCGACTCTCGTTTTTTATGTTAAAACACAAAAAGGGGTTATCTTCCGGCTTAACCAGTTTATCAAACTTTATAGCTCTGTTTATAGTATTTCTTATACCTCGAAAGTAAGAACTTATCGTTTCGGGGCTTAATGGCTTTCCAGTATGTACCCCTTTTAAGCTCGTGAGCCATATCTCAAAATCCGAAAGGAAAGACGGAGTTATATCCCTAAAAAGCAAGTCTCTCCCTTTTAATCCTCTATATGCTTGATAATCACGCAATTTATTGTATATTAAAAAAACCAACGTTTTAGAAGCAAACCTTCCTTCTTTATAAAAATCGTTTCCCCTTTTTTGTAGATACTCAAAAAAAGATTCGGGGGTCTCTTTTTGGCTTAATTTGATTAGTATTTGTTCTGGTGTTGCCGTGCCGCCGTCCCTCAGCTCTACATAGGCATTTTTAGCCTCCTGTTTGAACTTATCCAGAATATCATTATATTTGCGGTATCTTGGTTCGGACATGCGTACCTGCTGTCGCTTCGGATTCCAATCGTTCACGCTCGATAACTCGACTCCTGTTTTTACCCGCTTGGGCTTCCGGTCTTGGGTTATACGCAAATAGATTGAATACTTCCCCAGCCTATTAGGTCGACTCCCGATTTCATAATTAAATGTAGTTCCCATATTGCTATATTTTTTTAGTGAAACATTGCTGAAACATTTGCAAGAACAAAACATTTTCAAGTACCGAAGCTCAAATATTAGGCACTCTTTTTTTATTTTCTATATTATTGATTTATCGTTATTTATGCTTATCAACACACAAAGCTAAGCCTTCCACGGCATTATCGTGCTGTAAGTCTTCTTCACATCTTGCGTCAATGCGTCTGCCAATGATTTTGTCATAAAAATAGCTGCCCCGTCAAGGGTAGAAATTCTTGGGTCTGCTTCCATCAACATGGAGTCTACTATACCCGTTGCAACACCGGATTCTAATAATTTCGATTTTTGAAGGGCTGCCGTTGTTTGCGAATTTGCCGCAATTGCTGTTTTCTGAGATTCATTATCTGTAATTATTGCAAACAGTCGTTTCCAGAATCCATCGGCAACTGTAAACAAGTTGGTATTAACCCCGTCTGTTATCTGACCACTTCCTCCGGTTATATTCTTTGCGTCCTTGTCGCCGAACCAAATTAACCGCCACATCATATTTATCATGGCCTTTTCCAATGCCGGTCGATAGACAACATTCATATATTCGATAGAGGTCATGTCGCCCTTATCCGTGCCTGTTTTCAGCGTATATTCGGCTACTGTACCCATAATATCGTCATAACAGAGCTTTAAGGGTATTTCCCATTCTCCTAATTCCCACTCCTTTTCGTTCGCCTCAATGGAAGCAGATACATAAGTAGGATTACATCGGTTCGTCAGTTTCGTTCCGACATCTTCCATATCGCCTATAAACCCTAATTTCTTCCCGTTTCTCGCACTAGTCATCAATGTAAATAGTGCTTCAAGGCTTTCGTCCTTGAACGTTGTCATCGGAATTAACTCCTGCAACGTTTTTATCGCCCCATTATCAGGGGTCAAATCTTCAAAAGTTCCCATAATAACCTAAACAATCTCTTAATATTACCTATTTTCTTTTTCGCTTTTCAACCTCATGGGCTTTCGCTTTCTCTTTCCTCTCCCTTAATTCCTTTTCAAGGACGTTTTCCTCTGCTACCGGATCTTTCTTTCTAGCCGGATTTGGTTTAGGGGGCACATAATTGCTAGTCGTCACTCTGTCAAGCCATTGTTTGCCACCTGCCGCTTTAACTTGGGCTAGAATAGCAGACTCCTCGTCGCTTTTTCCCTTCGCTCTTTCTGATTCCAGCTCCGCTGTAAGTCGAGCAATCTCGGCTTTAAGTGCTTCCACATCTTCGCCTCCATCAGGGACTGCTTCACGAATCTCGGTAATCACGCCGTCAGATACGATAATCGTTCTCCCATCTGGCATCAACCATTCCCCGTCAGGGCTGGCGGCATCACCTACCTCCGGATCTCCTTCTTCTCGTTCTACTGTCAATACTTGCCCGTCCTCAGTTTGCAGCTCGATGTCTTTTGCACCTGACAGACCGAGTGCTTGCGCCAACACATTCAACGCATCTTTCAGATTCTTTTTACTCATGTTTTTTTTATTTTTGTTTGTATTGGAAATAGCCGAAATCGGCTCGATTATTTCCGTTATGAATCCCAAATCCTTAGCTTCCTGCATGCTCATATATCGTTCCTCTTTCATCAGAGTGGCGAGAACTTCCCTATCAGCCCCGGTGCGCTCTACATAGAAGTCAAGAATCTTATTATCCTCCGACCTCAAATCATTAGCTTTTGCTTCCAGTTCTTCCGCCGTGGCATTCTCTATATAAAAATCACAAAATCGGGTATTGTGAATCAGAAGCCTCTGATTCTTATTCCCTTTACGGACAGAACCGGCGAGCAAGACTATCGTAGCCATAGAAGAGCACACGCCGTCAACCACCGTTATTATTTTTTTGCCGGTCGCCCTCAATTTGTCAACGATAGCCCAGCCCTCGGCTACATCGCCGCCCGGACAATGAATGCGCACCTCTATCGAATCGTCATCTTCCGGTATCTGGCTTACAAAATCGTCTACATCGATGAAAGAAACTGCATTGTCCCCGAAAAACTGCAATAATGCTTTTTCCGACTCGTTCGCTATTTGAGAATATATTTTTAATACCATTATCCAATCATTGGTTTATTCCAAATTTACGAAGGAATAACCTATCAAACAGAATGATAAGAAGGGATTCAACTGCACGGATTTTGCAGCAAAAAAATGGCGCATATCCTCACGGACACACGCCACTCGAAACACAACACATATAATTAAACAACGGAATCGAACTTTTTCAAGATGTAATAGAATTTTCTCGGCCTTATCTGGTACTCATCGCTCAATTTCTCGGCGATATAAGACACTTTTAACCCTTCTCCCTTCATCGTTAGGAAACGCTTGTACATTTCAAGGTACTTAACATCGTCCAGATTGACTCCGGCGCGCCTCATCGCCTCCAATATGGGACGGCTTATCTCTATACATTCGTGGACTTTCATGAATTGAACAATTAAATGGAACCTAAATTCTCTACCACTTTAACTTGTGAACCCACCTTGTTAATCTCCGTAACGGAAACAATCGGGTGGACATCTTGCATGCCTCGTGCAATGGCTCGTGCAATCATCTCCTCGCCGAGAGCTTGACTGCTTTTTTCCCGAACTTGTATGGGCACGCCTCCTCCGGCTACATTAATAGCAGACAGTAGCGGAGCGAACATGGAGGTAGCTCTTGCTGTCATCACACTCTCACCGTTAGACAACATAGCGGGTATGCTGTCGCTCGTTCCCGTTCCGGTCCCTTCTACAAGACCACCATCGGCAAACTTGGCCGAGTTTATAATTCCTATCGCAGTTGTCATATTGGAGATTATCGTCGCAATTAAAGAAACTGCTTTTGCAATACCAAATGGACCTTTGGCAGCCTCCGCAACAGCCGAAGATATTGCTTTTCCTGTGTTAATAGCAACTTCTGCCAATGCTAATGTCTTCGATAAAATCATAAATGCCTTATTGTCCTCTCCAAGCTGCTCGAATAACCCCGATAGAGCTCCTGTAATTTGAGATGCCGCTTCGAACTTCGCTTGTTCTATTTCTATTTCCCTCTGGGCAAGTTCCTCTTTGGCATCCAAATATTCCTGCTGGGCTTCGAGTTGTCGGGCTTTGAACTCGGCATCGCTTTCTCCCTCTAACTGCTGTAAGGAATCAAGCCGTTTCTTGGCATTTTCAAGCTCGACTTGCAACTCATCTTCTCCGGCTATTTTGGCGGCTGCTAACCTGTTGGACAATTCGAGTTCCAATGCTTCCATAGCTTTCTCTTGCTTTTTCCGCTCATACTCAGATGTCATTTCGTCGAGCTTCTTTTGATAACTGTCCTCAATCAGTTGTTTCTGCTCGGCAGTCAGTTTTGTATTGGATAGTTCTATCTCCTTTTCCTTTTTGAGCTGTTCAGCTTTCAAACTATATTCCTGAATTGTACCCTCTGTTGCCAATTGAAGCCTCTGCTCAATATAAGCAGCTTCTTGCTCTAACTTTTCCCGAATCGATTCCTCATTCAATTCAGCCAGTTCTGCTGTGCGCTTCTTCTCCAAGTTCTCAATCGTGGCACTCATTGCCGCTCTGGCTTGATCTGTCAGATTTTCTTCTGTTTCCATTCGCTTCCTTAAATCTGCTATCTGATCATCATAACTTGAATTTATGGCTGCTCTCTGTTTCTCCACACTATCGGCAATCAGTGCGTTTTCAGAATCACGGAGAGCACGCATAGCTGCAAGCTCTTTATCCGAACGCTCTTGCACTAATTGTAACCGTTGTTCCTCCTCTTGATTTAATTTAGTTTGAGCCTCTGAACGTTGTGAATATAACTCCCTTGTTTTTGTATTATATTCTTTTTGAACATTGTACAAATTAGCTTCTGCTTGTGCCAATTCATCATTCACTTCTTTACTATTTTTTGTTCGATCAGCTTCTTTTTTAGCTATTTCTAATCTCTGTTTCGCTTGTTCCAACTCATTATCTGCCATAGCTTTTTCCTTATCTATGGCTTCATTCAAGAATTGTATGCGTTCTTCTGCTGAATATTTATCCTTCTGAGCAGATTTCGCCCTCAAATCAGAGGCCTCCATACTTAATTTCGCATTCTCTACAAGGTCGCTCCTTTCTTTATTAGCTAAATCTAATTTCTGCTTTTCAAGTTCTATATAATCCTTTGAATTTTGATTTATGCTATCTCCTACTCCAATAAAATCCAAAAAAGCACCCACCAAACCAGTAACAGCTTGTGCGGCAGAAAGAAAAACATCTACAATAGATTCCACAACCCTTGTTATTCCGTCCATTGCCATTTTCAACGGAGCCAATACCTGCTGCAACTTAACATATTGTTCTTCGTTGTTCTTTGCTGAATTTGCAAGTTTCAAGAATAATGCCGTAATGACACTTATAACAGCAATTACCGGGTGAGATTTAAGAAGATCAAAAGCCTTACTTACCCCTATAACACCATTCCTTACAGCCTGAATTCCTGCAACAAGCTGATTGTTCCCAAATACGCTTTTGATTGCATTTTCATAATTACCGACATTCCTGTTGAATCGACCGGTTGCCTCTTCTGCTCCTTTAAGCTCTTTTGTAACAGCATTAATCTTGTCTTGTAATTCTTTCCCTTTCGCAGAATCCCGTTCCGCCTTACTTAGATTGTCATATTCGGCAGTCAGATTGGATAAAGCCGCACGCAGTTGAACAAGTGAACCCCTTAAATCCGATTCAACTTTAATATTATTTTGAATCTCTTTCCTAAGAGCTCGTATCTTTGTAGAATATTCGGTAACATGTTGTTTTGAAAGCTCCATTTCCCGATTATATTCTTCCCAAGAAACAGTCCCTTCCTTTAACCATTGGTTGTACTCTTTTTGCAAATTCTTTTCCCTTTCTATTTGGGTATTCAGCTCCATTATTTGTTTAATCGCTGCTTCTGTATTTGTTTGCACTTTAACATTGAGGATAATCTCTTTCTCTGCCATAACCTAAAACATTTATAGTATTCATAATAATTTAAGTAGTTCACACTCTGAATAATCACCTTGCGACTTTATAGATATAATAGCGAAAAATGCAGCATATCGCTCTATATATACAGGTATCGTGTAATCGATGTTTTTCAAATCTATCTCTGTAAGCCGGAACGTGTCCTTAATCACAAACGGCGACTTGATGATGTCTTGATAAAAAGATAGACCGAAACGTGATACCCGGTTTTGAAATTTAAGGTCTGAAAAGTCCAACCGGGCATCCTCCTTGCCTTGACTGTCAAAAGAGATTACAAGCTGCATAATCCTGTCTCCGCAATCTTCAAGCTCCACGATCGTACCGTCGTCGCTCCATTTGAAATACGGAACGGCTCTCATGTCCCCATTGTCACCCCCGGCAGTATAAGGAAGTTTCACTAAGTCTTTTTCATGGTCGAGAGTCTTATTTTGTACAACCATATAGCCGTCTGCACTCTTGGCGTTCTCGTTCTCCTCGTAACGTAAATAGTTCTTCTGTGCAAAGTCCCCAAACGTGTACGAGGTCTCTTTGGCCGTCCACCCTGTCGGGACTAATTTCTTGCTCCAATCGACCGCCTTGTCTCTATTATCTATTATCTTGTTTACGGATATGAAAGAGACACCGGTATCGCTTTTTATGGCGAACAAGCCGAACAGCCAGCATATTTGCTTTATGAAATCGACAACCGATATATCCGGCAGGTTCGAGCCGATCGGGTAATATTGGTTATAAGATACAGACTGAACATCTTCGCTAAAAATTTTTATATAACTTTTTATAATACCTAATAACGCCCCATTGTTTATACGTATTCTAATTGTTATATTACTATATTCTGTAATATCAAAAGGTATAACTCCTTTATAAGCACACAATCCAATATCATTTGAGCTAATTTGTAAACTCTTAATATATTGTGCATTTGAATAAAAGGCTAATTCTACCACATTAAGAGTATTATGTTTATTTGTATAAATAAGGATGTCTAATTCCCAGTCAAGAGATGTTTCATATATTCTAACAACATCTCCGTATGTTTCTGTATTAGAAATATTTATACCATCAACTCTATTTATTTGGGTAAATTTTACATACTTAATATCACTATCAAGTGTACCTGTAATATTCGCTTCAAAAAAAATTATACTTCGAGCTTGCTTTCTGTGAGATGAGGGGCAAGTACAACAGTTCTATATATTGTTTATAGCTTCCCCAATCCATTGTAAGACCGTAATATGAGGCTATTTCTTCCAACAGCCTCATGCAATTGACCGACGGGTGTATAAATATCTTGTCTCGGTTGGAATCAACATCTATACCCGCATTATGACGGATATAACCGTGTGACAGCTGACCGTTAACCAGTCCGTTGTCGTATGTCGTAGAGCTGTTCCACGGCAAAGCCATATCGGCAAACTCCTGTATGCTCTTATCATCGTTCATGAGCTGAATAAATTTCTCACTCATTCCCCAAGTTAAGGACACATCAAACCCATCTTCGCTACACGATATAAGAACGGCTTTTGCGTCAAATAGCTTTACCCCATTCCTGTAATACTCCGCATTGAAATAGTCCCTCATCATGTAGCTCTCATGACCGGCAACATCGGGAAAATCCAACAGCCGTATATTCTTATTCGTCCTCGGTAACTTTATCGTATAACTGTTCGAGGCTGTTATCTTGGAAATGTCCCCCAACAAATTGCTCTTGAAATTGAGTGTTATCTCACTGTCGCCCAAATCGACACTTTCACCCTTGATATATAGTTCCTCTTTCATATCTTTATTGTTAACTCTTCGGGTAATTCAATCTTGAAAACAAAATCTTGAAGTTCAGCACTCGTCCGCTCAAAATCCCCAGTCTGTACATTTACTCTGATAAACGCATTTGCTTTTATATCAAACATGTAGACCATCGGGGAATATAACACTTCTTCAACATAATCATATATATTTTTTTCAGCCAATGGGAGAGCGAGGGTTAATACCCGTTTCGCAGTTTTATTCCATTGATTCACTGTATCGTTCAATCGTAAATCGTAAATATTTTTTTTATTATATTCTTCTCCATCAACTTTAAGCATATCTCCTTTTTTCTTAAAAAGGAAATAGCTCTTGCCTCCCCAATGATTAAGCCACATAAGATATATCCCACTTATACAAGTATCTATATCTACCTCATACTTAACATTTGACGATTGATTTAATAAAACGAATGGATAATTATTATATGTATTAGTATTAAATGATTTAAGCATTGAAACTGTATAATTGCCATAATACACACCCGATGAATTAAGACTAATCAATGCGTTCCCAGGTTCTCGATGTCTGTATCTAATATCTGATTCATTAGAATATTTAACTGCTCCTCCTATCATTAAAGGAAAGTCCAAAGAAAAAGGGAAATTAACGAAACTCTTTACCTTTATACTACGACCTCTATCAAATATAGAATCATAAGGTCTCATCGCACCAAATATAATCGTATAATTATCTATACTATATACATCTGTACCATCATTTGTAATTACATTAAATGATAAACTCAACGTATTAACACATGTTTCTGATTTTCCGTCTGAAAATGGATTTAATCTTTCTAAATCAATAAATTCACGTAAAATATAACTTATGTCTCTTTTAGCCACTGTAACCTCGTTGAACACCCATGTCTCCCTATATGATTTCCCCTCTTTATCTGCAATAGATATTTCAACTTTATTAATTTCAGTCATTGGCGCACCAATTTGAACTATGTTCGGAGAAAATACATAGCCAATATCATTCAGTTCAATCTGCGTAAATTCATTACTACCATTAAGAATCATAATCTTTCTAATATTTCAAGTTTATACTCTAAATAAATCTTATCTTCTACCCGTCTAAGAAACTCATCTATAAAGGGAGTGTAAATGTCTGCTCGTCCTCCTTCCCTATATAGCTTCGTACCCTTTGTGGCTATCGTATGGCTTATAGCTCCCGCTGCCATATTCAGGCTTCTTTCCTCGACCGTATATTTCGGTTGCCAGTTCTCAGACGGTTGGCGAATGTATGGAACTTGCCTTACCGATATTCCTTTTTCAAGAATCCATTGCCTGATAATATCTACCATATTAGATGGAACACCCCCCGCAGCCCTACCTTTCTCAACCGTGGAAAATGCAGGTCGCCCTAGTAAATAGGCTTCGATTTCCTTTTCATTGCCTTCTATATATACCTCGATACTATCGGCCGTCTGTCCCGTTACCGTTGTTCCGGTAGCTCTCAACTGTTCTACAATCTTGCCTTTGAGCCACTTCAATTCTTCTTGTAGAATTTCCCTTATACGCATTTTCCTATCGATTCTTTAAGATTCAAAGAAACTGATACGCCTGAACACTGTATCGCCATATCCCTGATTACATCATGGCAACTCCATGCGGTTATTGGTTCAAAATATCGGGTGTCGTTTACCCGAACGACAAATTCCTCGACGGCAGAACGCATTCGCTCTATAATAGCATTCGTATCTTCTCCTTCCGGATCTATTCCCTCATGGTCGAGAAAGAATAACAAAGGCTCTATATTCTTCTTCAACATTCCCGAAACTGTTATTTCTCCTCCTCCATTGATAGGCATTACATACAATACGGCAGGAAGTTGCTCCGGCTGTTGAAGCCACTGGTTCAAATGATATATATCTCCTATTGAGAAAGAGAAGCCCATAGCCTCTACGATCTCCCTTATCTTATCCTCCATCATTTTTTCTTATATATTAATTTTTGCAACCTCCTTTGATAAGCTACTACTTCGTTATCCATCTTCATACATTGATAGATAACTACCCACGGCACACATTGAAGAACATAATCATGATCTATTATTCCCATACGTTTGGCATAAGAATCGACAATACCGAATGTGCCAAAATTCAACGATGTTACTCCTGCGGCTATCTCCTCCGATGAATAACTCATTGTTTCACCGAGCGCCTCAAACATTTTGGAAACCCTCTTAACCTCATCTATAATCCAATTTCTATATCCAGCCGTGACAGATATATCAGCTTTCAAAACTTCCTCCTCGGTAATTCCCTCAACAATCTGCATGGGCTTTATAAATTCTTCCGAGGTCGTCTTTATTTCCATTAACTGCAACAATTCACCGTACATAATACCGTTTATGTCTGTTTTTAATGGTTTTCCTTTGAATGTAGAAACTCTTTTAGCTCCTTTTACACTTTCTACCGATTCTTCGGTTAAACATTCCATGATAGCTAAAAAATGAGCCGTCGTACATGTCTTTTTTTTCTCTTTTCATATATTTCCGAGTTTAAATATCTTCTTATGTTGTGGCGGTGTAAACAATCTATTGAGGGCTACATAGCGGATAGCATCTAGCGAGTGATTGAATAATTCGATAGGCTCATTTGTAGGTTCTCCATCATCTCCTTCTTTCCACTTATAATTTGCCAGCTCTTTCCTTATATTCGTACTTCGCCTTGTCACATGCCACTTATATCTTTTCAATACCGAAATACCTAGTCTTATACTATCATTCCCTTTCTTCGCTCCCTCTATCCTAAGCCCGAACCTCTTCAATTCCTCTATGCTCTTAGGTTCTGCACTATCGGCGATAATGGTAATGGATGCCATTCCATTCTGTCGAACAACTCTCGAAATATCGGGATTGGTTACCTTTCCTTCAAATAGAACCTCATCAATCCATAAATCGCCACCAGATAAACGAACATCAACCAATGCCGTTGGATCGTTATATCCAAAGTCAAGCCCCAGCCATCTACCCTTGTAATTATCAGGCATAGAATCGACAATATCGTAATTGTCATAAACCATACCTCGGAGTCTTCCAGTCTTTCCCCTCGCATATACACGGTGAAGCTCCTTATCTTCAATCCCTTCTATCTTATCATGCTCCTCTTCGGAGAGAAAAGTATTGTGGCGATGATCAGTAATGAATAGCTTTGCTTCTGGCTTCCCTATTATCTTATCATGTACCCAGAAACGAGCTGTCGGGTTATAATCGATAAATATCTGCTTTCTTGTACGAATGGCAAGCTGCCAATACACAGAATAAGGTATACCGTTAGCTTCATTGGCGAACAAATAATCTCGCTTTCCACTCTTGGCATCCTGCTCATTCTGAAACGAAGCAAATTCTATTATGGAACCGGTAACGCACTTTACAATTCTGTCGCTCTCGTTGAATGAGAACTTATCAGAACAAAAATCGCTACTACCTATTATCGTCTTGACATCTCGATATGCTCCCTTCTTCAAGTTAGGTATATCTTGTCCGACAACCGTTATAACTTTATTGACAAACGAGAGAGCATAATATACTAGCAACTGCAATATCGTATAGGTTTTACCAGAAGACGTTCCACCTTGATTAATTATGATGCGCTCGTTACTATTCATCATGCTGTCAAATAAAGGCAAGGTTGCGAATATGTCAGTCGGCGATGTCATCTTCACTGTTGGCTATCGGTGGCGTACCTTCTTTATGTACAACAGATATTTTAAATCCGCCTACACTCTCATCGACAGAAAGCCTGTTATCCTGTCTGTTCTTCCAATTTTCAGGGTCTAAGTTCGTCAAAGCAAATATAAGTGCGCCAGTATCTGGTGGGAAGTGCTTCGTTATTTTGCTTGACTTTACAAGCACTTTACTCCCGTCCTTTAAAGTCCTATACTCGTTTTTAACCTCCTCAACCTCATAACCGGCAGCACGCTTCCAAAGTGATTGCTCCAACGTTTGAACGATAGTTTCACGAAACTCTTTTCTCGCCTTTTTTAAAGAGTCAGAAAAGTCAGGTTTGTCATTTATCCAAGTATAAAATGTTTCTTTGCTAATACCAACCTTTTTACAGGCTAAGATATTAGAATCCCCCTCCCTTATATAGGAGATGATGTCATCTTTGACATCGTTAAATTTACCTTTGCTCATATCCTAAAACAATAACCTAAAACTTATATAAATATACTAAAAATCAATCTGATTAGCAAGTAAATTCTTGCTTTATTTCAGAGCGAAGTCGCCCCTTTTCAGATCCTTCTCCATCTTCCGGCTGTACTCCTCTTTCAATATTTCAATGTTCATATCAAAACAATTTTAACTGTTCAACTTTATTTTCAATCTTAACTATCTCTTCAATGATTCGTTTCATTATTTATTGTCTTATATAATTTTATAAGGTTTATAAAATAAAAAAGCTATCTCAAAATAAAATTTGAGATAGCATCGAAAAAAAAGGAAATCTGCCCGTAGGCAGCTCTATACCTAAAAAAGAGGGTAATTATACCTTTTTATATTTCCCTTTAAGGTCGGTTTCATAAACATCTACGACCTTATCGGCAAGTACACTAAGATCTCTTGACATGCTACGATTCCTCGGTGGATAGCCTTTATGGAATTTTACTACATTAATTTTTGTCATATTGTCTTTAACAAACCTTATTGCTTCTGAATAATCGTAGTCTCCACTGACAAGAATAATTTTATCACATTTTTTACCAACACTAAGGGAAATCATTTTCACAGCTAGTGAAATATCAACTCCTTTTTCACCAACATAAGTATGTTTATATGGATCAATTTTTAAAACTCCTGTTTTAACCATTTCTATATTATCATGTTCAAGACATAATTGATCGTAGGCATATTCTATATTGGCAAATTTCTCCTTTTGCTTTTTAATCCATTCCAAAATTGAAGAGCATTCACTATTCACACTATCTTGTACTGTCTTAGGTATAGCGGAAAATTTACCATTTTTATAATTTTCAAGATGGGTCCTATATTTCTTGTATACAATTGAATTACGAATATTGGTTTCCGTATAATACGTATCAAGTATTTTGGCTGGCCTGAACCAATAGGCTCGTATAAGTTCTTCTCCGGCATCAATCATTGAATTGAATAATACCGTCCAATCAACTTCTTTCTCTATAATACTCATCTCTTGCAGACTATAATACAGGTTCTGCCCATCTACTAAAACTACTACTGTCTTTGCCATAAATGAAATAATAAAAATAAAGAAAGCCATCCCACAATAGATGGCTTAGTATAAATCTGGCATAATGCCCATTGTAATCGCGCTTAATGCGCATGTTCAAGGTTCAAGGTAAAACCCTTAAATTTTCATATCAAACGATATGACGTTGCAAATATACGTATTCCAGTTAATAAAACAATCATTTTTAATGCCTTTATTTGTTAAAATATATATATCAGATTTATTCGTCTTACATAATTATTTCAATATCAACTCTCTTGGTTCTTTATCCTCCCATTTTACTTCTGGGAATAAACTGTCACTTAATACAACAACAGTAGTATTTTTGTCTCTAAATCCCCATGTATACTTACGTTTAAATGGTTTAGTTGAGTACATAAACAATTTTCCACTTTCGTCCCTTGCTATCCACATAACTTACTCCTCCCACTCGATTTTAATTGTACTTAAATACGATGGCGGACAATTACTTACGGCTTCTTCTCTGTTAGGAAATACGCCAACAGCTAATGTATCTCCATAATTATTTTTGCACAAGTTAACCCACCCCTCTTTCTATTCTGGAAGCATCATGAGGTCGAAGCCATTCTCATGTTCTCCACGATAATTACCATTATTAGTATAAGTAACCAAATATTCAAATCCGGGGTATCTCCTGCTTGGAATAAGAGCTATTATATTTTCTCCATCTTTTCTTTTGGCATCAAAACAAATAATCCTTGCCTTTCTTCCGTCTCTCGTACAGACTGGCTTACCTGCTTTGGCTGCTTCGAGGTCAAAGGGCTTTAAGTTCAATTTCTTTTTATTCATAATACAACAATGTTAACTAAACTATTAAAAGAGTTAATTTGATATTTGATAACTAAATATCGAAGTATATTTGCATCGAACTTGATTCGGAACATTAACACCTCCGATCCGGCGAACTGTCATTCGCCATCATCTTGTCCATTCTCGTGTGAGAAAGACATTAAGCCCAATGTCCTGTAACTTTGGGCTTTTTTAGTTGCACTTGACAGGGTGCAGCTTATAGCTTGTCGATACAGGTCGGCAGGCAAAACGGAAAGGAGGTGTTAATGTGAAAGATCAAGTTCAAAATGAAAGTGGGAAAATCCGCATATTCTGCCGTTATATCATCAAGAACGGTAAAAAGATTTACCCTAAAAGGTCTAAATACTTTTCGTTCTTGGTGAGCGATAAGAAAAGTGCGTGATTTCGCTTTCTATGGGAATGTACAGGCATTCCCTTTCATCTCTACTCCTCCTTCTTTTCCTTCCATGATTATTCTTCGTAGATTCCTACTATAATATGCTTTTTCGTTTCCTTTATTTCAACTTGAATAGGAAAACCATATTCTTCTTCAAGTTCATCAGAATAAAGCGGCTTACTTTTATCCTTTACTTTCATGAGCTCATCAATCAATTCTTGTACTGTCATACCATTTTACTTTTTTAGTTTTCCACATTTTTTACATATTCGTTCTCGATTAACCAGCATAACATCTCGTAGGCGGCATCAATAAGATTCTCGGATTCTTCGGAAAGAAGAGGTTCAGATGCGCCGATTCCGTAACTGACAACCCATGTTCCAATTAAAGTAGGTTCAATGCGCATTTTGTACATACTACTGTTTTCTCTTATGTAGCATGGTAGTCTGCCTATAATATCCTGCAAGGTATAAGCCGGGTATTCATGTTTCATGTTTGGCTGGCTTATAAAAAGACAAGGTTCTTCTTCAAGCTCATCTGTTCCATTGATAATGGCATTGGCTGTGGGTAAAAACTGCCAGTGCATACTCGCCTCACTCGTGTCCAAGCCAAGCTCATACAAGTGCTTCATTTGTTCGATTGACAATACTTGTTTTGTTTTCATCTCGATTCCTCTTTCTTTATCGGTTTGTATTCGTCTGTCTCTTCATCGTATTCATAGCAGTCCGGGCAGTATAGCTTGTCATCAATAATTTTCCAGTCCATATAAAGAGCATCTTCTATCGCCAGACTTTCTTCTTCCCATGCATAATAATCTTCATTGCTACAATCCTTACCACAATTGTCGCACACGGCTTGGTACATTTCTACTTTCCGTATCATAAATTCCTACTTGTTTTTCCATTATTATTTCTGTTTATCCAATTTTTTTTCCTTTTCTTTCATGGCTTATCTACTTTAATCATCTAACTATCTTTTTTTATATACATAAATTTAATATCAGACTTTTCTCTCATTTTTTTTATTTCTTCGATAATAACTTTTCTAATAAACCAGCGTCCACCTGTAAGAAAATAATTTAAACCGCTTACTATTTCTGACTCATATCTCGTTCCTTTATAGATAACTCTATAATAACCACTCCATCCACCATCATGATATTCAAAATTTTTTAGAATATCATTCCTTAATCTTTTCAATAATTTAATCTTCATATCTTATTCCTCCTTTATATAATCTTTCATGAAACAAATCCAGTGTGTATTAGATCGTTTACCGGATATATGCCCGAATATTGGTTTTTCAGGTGTGAGCTTCAAAATTTCAGAAACCTTGATGTCGGTCTCGTTCCATTTGAAAATTAAAAATCCTCCGGGTTTCAGTACTCTAAAACATTCTTTAAATCCCTTTGCCAGCATATCGCGCCAATCTGAATACAGAGCCCCGTATTTAATTTGTTGGTAGCCTGTTGGCATTGTTTTTTCATTCAAACTTCCGTACATGTCTGCCATCTTTGATTTTCCAACATTCCTTAATAAGTGAGGCGGATCGAAAACTACCATTGAAAAAGATTTATCCTCATAGGGCATATTTGTAAAGTCGGCTTGTATGTCGGGACTTACTTCAAATAATCTACCATCGCATAAATGAGTAGAGACCTTTCGAATGTCTTGAAAAAGAACTCTTTCGTCGTGTTTGTCGAAGTAGAACATCTTTCCCCCGCAACAGGCATCTAATATCGTTTTTCTCATTACCTATCAATTTTTCTCATTAACTTCAATAAGATGACTGTCTATTTCCTCTATAACCTCAATAGCCGCTTGTAAGAATGCCTTATTAATTGTACGGATATATCCTGATCCGAACTTACCCATCTTGTATTTGTCTGCCGTAAAAACGATATATTGCTTTGCAAACAGAATGTTGATACAGCATTTTAATCGTTCAATCATTACTCTCCTCCTTTCAGTAGTTCGGGGTTGTCGTGGATGTTGCCGAGAACGTAAGAATCAAAATAAATCCTTCTTAATGGAACAGGTTTGTTTGAACTACCAATCTGACGGTATTCAAACACGCCATTTTTAAAATAGACTTCAAACTTGGGTTCATACGCTTTAACTTGAAATATGTCACCCTCGTAGATTTCTTTTCCGTCGGCGTCATACAGCCCCGTAAACTGACCTATCGTTTCTCCACGAACATCGTATCTAATCTCTTGATTGTTTTTGTAATCTACGATTTCGCAATTACCGCTATCGTCAATTATCAGATTGCCGTAAGCCCATTGCCCGTTATCGAATCGTTTTCCACGAAATTTAATTGTCCTGCTCATTGCTCTCCTCCTTTCATAAGTTCGATTTCTCTCATACTACCATGATTTTTAATTTATTGAAATAAACTGACTTGTATTCTTTTCAAAACTTTCTCGTTTGCGTCGTTATAGAATTGCTTGTTGACCTCGAAGCCGTATGCCTTTCTTCCCAATGAGGCTGCCGCATACAGGGTCGTGCCGCTTCCTGCACACGGGTCGATGACAACATCGCCCTTGTCCGTGAATATCTCTATCAACCGTTTGAGGAGCGGGACAGGTTTCTGGCAAGGGTGGCATTTGGGCGTGGTGTTGTCCCTTACCCAGTCGAAGCAGTTGAATATCATTCTCCCGTTGTTGTTGAATTTGGGCAACTTGTCCCGATAAAGGATAAGCCCGTATTCGCAGTTGCCGACGACCTTCATGTTTGCTTTCAACACTTGAGCCGAAAAGTCCTTGCGGAAAACTAGCGGTATGTAATGCATGAGTCCGTATTTGCGGCCTAACTCTATGAATTTGAACTGTTGTTCGTATTCGCAGAACAGTATCATGCAGGGGGACTTACCGGATTCTTTCGGCTCCTTGACGAGCATTTTGGAACAGAAGTGCATGAACTCGGCCGGACGGAACTCACTGTCGGACGAAAAGAATTGTTTGCCTGCCAATGCGCTCTCGCCGTTCTTGTTGTCTCCGTCGATATACCATGCGGGATTACTGGCGTAGGCATTATTCGCCAAATTATACGGTACGTCGGCTATAATCAGCTGGGCTTTGGGCAGCCCATAAACCTTATAATTCTGGAACGAATCGTTGTAAAGCTCTATGTCTTTCATACTTAACTTTCCTTTTTGCTGTATTTGTCGATAATTTCTTGAATCTGACTGGGTGTCGCTTTCTCCCTTTCACGTAACTCCCATTCCCGTTTCCTTTCCTCCTGCCTTTTTTTATCCTCATAGAACTGCAATAGATTCTCCCTGTCAGAATTAAATTTTTTCAATGAACTTGTCACTGTTCCCGGAGTAAAAGTGCCGAAAAATCGATCGTATTTGTCTTGTTTGAATCGCTGGAAGAATACCATGAACTCGGTGAGCTTAAAACGGCCATAGCCTAAGATAATTGTCCGTGCCAGTTCGATAAAATCTGCTGGTTCCATGCCATTTCGAACTTTTGAAAATTCAGCGAGTTCAAAGAGCTGTATAGATAGCCATGATTCAGCTACGCTATCTCCAAATGTCCGGGCAACTCTTGAAATACTCGGTGCATGGCCGGTGAAGCAACGCTCCTCGTTTTTGCAGTATTCCGTCTGCTTGTCGGGGCTAAAAAGGCAGAGCAGATTCTCCCCCGTCTTGTAGGCTGCCAGTATCTCCTGCTGCCAGCTTGGCGGCGATGGCTTCTGCAAACTCTGCATATCGCTCCTGTTTGGTCTTGGAATTAGGTTTTTGATGGATTCCGGATTGCTCATCTCGTGCTCGTTTTAATTCAATTCTTAACCAGCGGGCAAAGTGTTGTTGTGCATCGCTGACGCTTTTTCTTGAAATACCCTCGTTTTGAAGTTTACGGATATATGCCTCGATATAGAACCTTGATTCGTTCTCGTCGATGTGGTTGTTCATCGATAGCGTTTCTATCCACGTTTTATTTGAGAGTAGTTCTTCTCGCAGCTCTGTCAGTGGCTTGTCAACGTCTTTGCCAAAATCTTCTTCTTTTTCTTTGCTTCTCGATAGAGAAGTTTCTTTTAAATCATTATCATTTTCATTATCATTTAAGCCCCCACTGGCTCGTTTGGCCCCCACTGGGTTATTTGGGGTCGAGTGGCTCGTTTGGCTCCCGCTGGGTTTAGTTTTAACCGTTTCAGAGTTTTTGTCATTACCACCTTTACGCCCGTTGTTCCGGTTTCTCTCGACAATGCCCTGATATTTGAGTTCATCTATCTCGAATTGATTCTTAAAAAACTCAAATGCCATTTCAATGTCCTCCTCTACCGTAACCTCCTCGCTAAGTTGATATTTGAATATTGCCCGAAACAGCCTGCCCAGTTGTTTGTCCGATAATCTCGATATGGGTTTGTAAAATGATTTATAAATCAAAAAGCTGTCTTTCATTTATTCTCAATATTGATAGTTATTCTCTCTTCGTATCATACTTTTCAATTATCATAATTCCTTCTTCTGTTTTATCTCCGTAAACGATATGACAGCCAAACTCATGAACCAATATATCCAAGTCATCTATGGTTTCTATCTCGGTATAGAGATTAAGGGTATCGGTATCTATCATTTCCCTTATAACTGGCAATCTTGACTCAAACAACGAATCTTCTAAACTGCTTAGATAGATGTCTCCTCGTTTAAAGGTATTCATGCTCGATGTTATTAATTTCACCTTTAATGTTTTTGATTTATCGGGATCGTCGTTATAATAAAAACGAGCTGACGATAATTGATTGAAATTAACAATAACATGATTATCTTCTTGGAACTTCTTTATCCTATTATGAATATCTGCATATTGGTCATAGTTAATAAATGACTTGATAAAAAGGTATTCTAGGCACAAATCAGATATAACTAATTTTTCTCTGTTTGATTTTTCTTCCGATTCCATAATTAAGTTTCAGTGATTGAAAATGCCCACCCGTTCAGGGTCTTGTGCTTGTCAATCTCTCCGGTTTTGCATAGCTCGTTTATCTCGGATTTCATCGATTCGATGACCGCCTTCTGTATCTCTTGCGTGTGGGCTATCGCAGGTTCTTTGTTATGCTTTCTCTTTTCCTCGACTATCGAGGCGATGATGTGCTTGATGTCTATCATACGGCTTGTTGTTTTTCCTTGTCGATAACCGTTTTACTGTCGATACATTTTTTGATATAATTTGAAACTTCCTCCAATGACTCTGTGGGGATAACTATACGCAATTCTTTGCATGTCTCTTGGTCTTTTATTCCAAAGTAGATGCCAGAGGCATTGTTGTAAATCGTCAAAATCGAATCCTCGTGTGTCGAAGGAATCACGATTCCATAGTTCAAAGTTTTTTGTTCCATAATAATTTGTATTGTATTTTTAATATTGGTTATGAGAATACTGCCGGAAGATACTTGTGCCGGTAAACGTTTTTCAGATAGGTTAGCATTTGGTCGTAGTTCCTGATAAAGCCCTCGTTAATAAGATCGGCCACTTTCCTTTCCAGTTCGTACAGTTCCCGCTGTTTCTTTTCTTCGCCGTATTGGTTGCGGATATTCCTTTCATGCTCGTTGAACACAATCCAGTTCAACGCTTCGCCTACTTTCTGCATGGCTTGGGGCATGAAATCTTTCCGAACGATCTTTGAAACGGCCGAGCCTAGTTTGTTGTAGGCATCGCCGGCTTCGTTGCGGTACTTTATCATCTCGTCATAGACGAATTTGATTACTTGCACTTCAAATCTTGGATTTAGCCACATCGCAAATTTGACGAACAATACAGGGTGCATCCATGTTCCTCCGCTTTTACCTCTTGATTTTAAATACGCAAGATTCTCCGTATTCAATTTTTCTTCCTCCAACAAAGCATCTATAAATTCTTTTGTGTTTTTATTGGAAAAGAACTCTTTCAAATCCTTTTGCTTTAAATGGGGGGAATTCCCCCTATTTAGATTTGCATATTCATTCCATTGCCTCAACAGCTCTGTGGCGCAAAAAAATCCGTCTTTTGTCCGCTGGGTTACGTTAAATTCACCCATCTTTCTTTTCATCAGTTGGTTCGTTTTCATAGCATTTGTTCGATTGATAATACCTGTTCGCTCATAATACTAAAATTTACATACCACAATAAGGTGAATTTATGATGTTTTCGTTGTGGCAATATGTGCACATAGATGTCATTGGCGAATAAACTCTACCGCATTTAGGGCATATCCAGCCCTGCATACCGACAAATGTCTGCGATTTTTCGAGTCTTGTCATCTCAATAGCTTTTAAGGCATCATCTTCTGAAACTCTACGGTATATATGCCCGCCTGCGCAATCTTCTGCGCTTACCGATTTTATAAATTCTTCTGCTGTCATATCATTTGTTTATTTTAGATTCTTATTTCAATCGAAAAGTGTTTTTGGCTTTTCATCTGGGAGAAACAGCCCATTTACAGCTAATACCTTTCTCATCGCTTCTCGATAAGTAACGCCGTTGTTCGTATAGTTCATGAAGTAATTGTACATCTTGGGGTATAACTCATAGCAAAGTTGAAGCCGGTTGTCGTCTTTGAATTGGCAACCATATCCGCAGAACATACAACCGGTTCGTTTGGCTCCTTTATGGTATATGTCTGAAATTTTCAACCCTCTATCTCTTATGTATGCCCAAATGTCTTCTTCAAGCCAGATAGATAGAGGTAATGACTTTATCGTTTTCCCGTCGAAAGAATTGCAACCTCCTTGTCTTAAGTAACTTTGCTGCCTTAATCTTGACTCTGATGCCATAGTCCCCAATATGGGATATAGCCCTGTATTTTTTTGATACATACGTGACGGTTGTTTCTTTAAAGCGTAACAGCATTTATTGTTTATATCAAATTGCGATCGAATAAATTTTCTATATTTTAAAGGAATTTCACCCTTAAATTTACGCCCTCTTAATAACCCTAAGGCGGCCTTCCCCTTTACCGATAAAGGGTTGTGTTTCCCTGCATATATAGCTTCGCTTACCTCTTTGCTAATAATTGGGAATCCATATTTTTCAAATATCTGTGCAGGCTTTAATGTTGGATATATAATCTCAATGTCATATCCTTCTGTATTTTTAAGTTCTCGGACGAACCTAACTATATCGGGATATTCATTGCCCGTATTGCAGAAAACTGCCTTTATATCGGGTTTGACGATACGGCATAAATCAAGTAGTACGGTGCTGTCCTTTCCGCCACTGAACCCAACGTAAACCTGACCGTTTAGACGTGATATGAATTGGTCTATCACACCGAGGCTGTGGTCTATCTTTTGGCGAAGGGTCCAGCTTTGTCGCTCTCTTAATTCTTGCAAGTCCATATCACTTATTAAAGTTTGATTCAACGACTTTGTATTTAATGGGCAATCCGGAGCAGGTGATAGCGAGAAGGGCTGCGTCCCTTTCTTCTTGGTTGCTGCGGGGTCTGTTAAACTCTATCCCGCTCATCTGGCACAACCGCTTCAATTCCTCATGGGTGATCTTGCCGTATTTACCTTGCCAGCATTTGCGCAAAGGAGATTGCTCTATGACTTTTATTCCATAATGGAGCAACGTTTCGACTATCTTACGGCCTGTCTCTTGGTTGCGGCCTACGTGCTCGCCTTTCTTGGCTGCGCTCGCCCGTGTGTCTTTCGGGGACAAATGCCAGTTGGATTTGTTTTTCCAACCTGCCTCGACATACACCACGGTGGCATGGCCGAGCTCCGCACCTTCGAACGCCACCGAGCGGACGATTTCCAACAACTCGGGGAAGGGGTGGCTGTTAACCGTCAGCTTCATATCGTACTGTCCCAGTATGGCAAGTCCGCTATGCTCAACATCGGGGTCTATGCCTATCACTACATCGTATTTGAGTTTTCTGTTGTATGTGGCTTGTTCTTCCATTATATTGTATCTTTGTTCTTTTTTGTTCGGCAGGCGGGACTCGAACCCGCATGATTGTTGTGCTGCTCACTTACATCTTTTATCGCCTACTATGAATAAGGCTCGCTGTTGTAGGTTTTGGTTCCTGTCTTTTAAACTTGTTTACCTTCTTGCTGGTCTCCTTTTCGCCAACCTGTCTCCAAACGGTCATTTCCTACCGTCCTCAGCTTAGAGCATCAATCTACTGCTTAATAGCGTCTACCTTTCCGCCACTGCCGATACCAACTAAAACACTTATGGCTTATTTCTCCCCGCAGTTCCTACTACCGTATGGTGCTCGACCACGTACCCGGCTCGGCTTGCGGGAATTCCAACATTATGTCTTATATCAGGTCTATGATTTTGGTTTTCACGATTCCGTCTAAACGCATGTCGTTAAGGCCTTGTCTCATGTGTTCTTGCATGAGGCGGTTGGCTTCGGTGATGTCTTTGGCACAAACGAGGTTGTAGTACTTCGTTCCCTTTTCATTGCCGTTGTCGTCGATGAATATGTCTATCAACGTGGCTTTGTAGAAGGGCTTGTCTTCTTCCTTTTCGTTGACTATCTCGACGACATTCGAGCGGGTGATAGAGAATACATCGCAATTCCCGTTGTACTGTTCAAGTCCTTTGGCTTCGGCCTCGGCGAATAGTTCTACATCGGTGATGAAGTGCTCGATGACTTCTTTCATCTCTCCTTTGCTGTTCTCTTTTTCTACTTTCAGTTTGATTTCGTAAAACATCGCTTTTATTTTTTATCGGTTAAAACTTCTTTTAACTTGGGATTACATGCTGCATAACGGCGGACATGCCAGTCGCTGTCCTTTGCCAACTCCGTGAGCACATCGACGGGAGTGTTAGGGTTTCTTGCCACGCTAACGCGGACATCACAGTCGCTATTTAAGATCTCATTTTTGTCCATTGTATTTCTTATTTAATTGTCTTACTTTATTTCTCATCAATCTTGCCAGCTCTTTATGCCGGTAGTCGTCGGACTTTTCCAACGCTTTTGCCGATCTTTCCAGCAGGCTGACGATTGACTGTATTTCATAGTCTTTCATGAATTGATTATTTCATTGACTAATTCATCGGCTTCGCATATCCTTTCGGCTATCTTCTTGAAGGTGTTATCATCTGGATATATCCTTCTGATAAACATGGAGGGCTTCTCGAACGGGTTATATACGATGAAATCGCACCAATCGGCTTCAACGCACATGAGTTCGGACATGATTTGGTAATAGTACTTAGGCTCCGTGGACAGGAGGGTATCGTTGTCCTTTATCTTGTGGAAGTATTTGGCATATGTGGCCGTTCCCACGCTTTTTATCTCGATTACCACTTTCTCCCGCTTATTCTCATCGTAATAATATCCGTCGGGGCTGGCTGCGAAATGGGCGATGGTGAGGTGTTTGTACAGTCCTACCTCGACGACACGGCGACCTGTTTTAAGTTCGTATATGCGCCGGGCATCGGGCTCGTTCTCCGTTCCCCATCGCATTTGCTTGGTCGATATGTCGGTCTGGTTGATATAGTCGGAGAAAAAACCATCGTCGTTTATCATAGCTGGGTTGAGCATGCGCTCTCCCGCTACTTGGTAAATATAGTTCATGGCGCATTCTCCGAACCCGTCGCCGCTACGTTTCGTTTTCATTAGGTCGCCTATGCGGCTTCCCGTGAAATAACCGAGGCGTTTCCTGTACCATTCAAGAGTCCTTTGTGCTTCCATCGTCGAACAGTGTCTGTTTAGTTCCTTCCTGATTGATTTCCTCTTTGACACCGGCTGCTTCTCCGGCTATATCTTTGAATTTGCTGCTTTTCGTGCCTCGGTATGGCTTCATAAGTTCTTCTACCGTTGTGTCACCGTCTTTGAGCGACTGGTCAATGCCGGACAGCAACGCAATCTCATTTCCTCGAATCTGGTTAATTGTCTGCTTTCCGCACAACTTGATTACCTCTTCCTCGGTAATACCATACTCGTTTTTGAAAAACGCAATCCACTTCGCCCTTGTCTTTTTGAGCTTATCTTCGTCGGACAGGTCGCCAGTAATGAAACTTTGAGCTGCTTGGTAGACTTTATCGGTGATGCTTTTTGGAATAACCGAAAATACGGCGTTTCGATAGGCTATTGCGTTTGCGGCATTGCCAGTTACGGTTATCATGTCGTTTGGATACCGTTTCCCGTTTTTGTCAATGATAGAGCGACGAACCTCAAAAGCACTTGCCACGTTTTTCTCCAAGTCCCAAGCTGTGCCACGGCTTACCACTTGCGTGTCTGTAATCTGAACCACCTTTGCCTCGGTGCGCATATTCCCCCAGTTTGAAACGATTATTTTCGCCAAGTGAACAGATGGCCCAGTAATAGGTTTGTTACCTCTTGGTAGCGCATATCCACACGATTGTGCCGTTTCTTTATCGAGGGTAGCCATAACGATAGAGTCATCAAGACTACGACGCATATCCCGAGGATATTTTTTCGCCGTGGCTACTTGGGTGTCTACATTTGCTCTTTCGAGAGCGTCTATTTGCATGACTTGTGGCTGTGCTTGAACCTGTAATACTTCGTACTCTGACATATTTTTTTGTTTAAAGGGTTATGTTTCTTTTTATACACCGCATATCCTCACGGACGGGCGGTGAATATGCTTGATTTATATGGAATTATAGCTACTTATTTAATTCATGATTTTTAAAAGTTCATCTCTGGTAATACAGTTACGTGTGCCGATTTTTTCCGGTTTGGCGTTAATTGCATTCAAACGCTTCAACAATTCTTTGTAAGTGCACCCTAATAATTCTGTTGCCTTTCTAACCGGTACATAATCAGGCAAGAATATATCTCCATAGCCTTTCTTTATACCGGATATTGCATGGTTAATTACATCTTCCAATTTTCCGAGCAACATATTGTTTTCATCTCTCACTACCTTGATGATTGTATCTTCTATTCCCATATCCATTAATCTTTTAATCGTTTTTCCACTCTCATTGACGCTCTTACTCTCGCATTCCTCAACCTGCACATATCGCCAGTGTCTCCGAATACCTGCACAACGACGAACAACAAGCTGAATAGTATAGAAACCCCGAATTGTCGTATCTTTTTCAAATCGAAAGCCTTTCCCAAGTACCGGCAAATGACATACAGAGTCAATTCACTGCTGGTCGATATACCTAATTTGAGGTATATGCTTTTCTTCTGCGTCTTGGTCGTCCATACAGACTTCCCCAGATTTTCTGCGACCTCTTTGTCTTGAAGCCCCTTTGCGTACTCCTTAGCGACTGCCCATTCTCCGGCAGTCAATATCAGCTCTTTCTCCATACCAATGTCCTCCATTCAGGCATTCCATCGTTCTCCACAGATACTTTACCAACTCCATACTCATGAGAGTTTCCCAGTTGTTTCATGTAAGACTTCAACCGGCGATAAGCACTACATGTCTTAATATCGTCATAGAAAGCATCTCCAACCTCCATACGAATCATGTACTTACACTTTCCACGTACTCCTTTCGGCTTGGGTATTATCCGCTTTACATCGGCTATGCACCTGAATCCTACTTGTATTTTCATCGTTTCCATATTCTTGTTTTTTATATAATAAAAGGAGCCGACCCTATTGTTTTTTAGGCTCTGGCTCCCTCCTCGTAACATTCCCGTGTTAGTTCGTTTTCTCGTCCTGCACACCCGACAGGGCAAATGTCGATAATGCAAAGAAAGCCATGCTTATAATGAGCTGTCCGATACTGGCATTGATGAATGCTGCTATTACCCCGAAAAAAGAGGCGAACATGAGCAGCAGGCAGATGGCTATAAATAATCTGTACATATTCTTGTTTTATTCAAATTCAAAACTGTCATTAAACTTGCACATTTCTATTCCGTCCTCGTCGTACACTTCGACCTCGTATTTCACTTCGATGGATCCGTCTACATAATCTGGTGTGAAATAGTCGCCGTATGTAACCGTCGTACCATCGTATGCATCGTATATTACGTGTACGGGTAATATCTCATCGTCAACCTCTACGTCCAAATCGAGGTCTCCATACATCGATTTGTCCTCTCCTATCCGCTCGCTCACCACATATTCGAGTTGCTTCTCTACTTCTCGGCGAATCTTGTTGATTGTATAGTCGCTTATCGACAGGCTAACCATTTCATATTGCTCCGTTGTCATAGCTTATATTAGGTATTGGTTATGTTTGTTATTTTCTATACTTTTGTATCATTGTTGTGGCACAAAGATATAGATTTCTATTCATATTACAAATAAATCGAATAGAATTATATTCATTATAACGTTAATTAACTATTCATATGAACGTAAAAAGTAGATTATTAGACTTTGTATCTTATACTCAATTGAGCAGGAGAAAATTCCAAGAAAGGATAGGGGTATCTAACTCGTATATACAAAATATAAGTGAGAGTATAGGTGCTGACGTTATGAATAGAATTTCTATTCAATTTCCAGAACTGAATACTTCATGGCTATTAACCGGCGAAGGCAGCATGCTCAAGAACACGAGCGCAAGCAGCAACACGGCAGAGGGAAGAAACGGAAACAACGTCAACATCTCTCTCACTCTCGACAAGGCGATTGACGAGATAGCCGAACAGCGGAAGTTGGTTGCAAAGTCGCAAGAGCAGATGGACAGACTCATTGCGATAATAGAAAATATGCAGAAGTAACCCACACAAGGTCTCAAATGCCCTCATTGTGGAAAGCCTATAAAAATCAATATCGAGTAGTTCCCCTGCAACAGATGACTGTTTTCCAACCCGAATCCGACGGGCAGGGGAAATATAGGGTAATGGAAAGCTGTCTGAACTATTCTTGCCTAGAAAGGCAATCCCTTTCTCTCTCCATTTTTTTTGTTCGTTTCTATTTTATTGAACTTGGTGAAGCGTGCCCGGTTGCCGAATTACCGGATATTACTTACACGTCACGACTTCGTTACTTCACCCCGACCAATCGCAAGTCTCGGCGTTCCCGCTATTGCGACTCTCGGTGTTCGATTCCGTTATTCATTACGCCAATGAGCTAACTTTTATTAGGTATTTGTATTTTTAATTTTATTTACTACCTTTGTTGCATTAACACAATACAAAGATACAGAATATTTCTGCAAAATATACAGATAAAACAGAAAATATTTGGATATTATATATATTTAACACATGAACGCCGCACAAAGATTAGAAGCCATTCTGAATTACTATGGTATAAATGCTAAGTCATTATCTGAGAAATGTGGATATGGTAGGCCGCAAGGAATATACGATGTTCAAAATGGGAAAACAAAAGAAATTTCAACCACAATGGCAAACAAGATTTTATCTGTATTCCCTGAATTAAATAGAGTGTGGCTTCTCACAGGAGAGGGAAATATGATTAATGAAAGAAATAATTCAAGCATTATTGATAGCAACAATAACAATAGAGGAATTATACAAAATAGTCATGGAAATATCAATAATGGTAATATTTCCATATCTTTGCCGGAAAGAGGTCAGCAAAAAATTATTGATCCAGACGGAAGGGTCACAATAGAGAATACCAGTTCAGGCGCTCATGATTATCTGAACGAAATAAATAGACTTAACCAGAGGATACAAGACCTTGAAAGAATTATCAGCGGACATGAAGCTACAATAAAGTCAAAAGACGATTTAATATGTATATTGAGAAGCGCATTAGATAAGAAATGATTTTTAGGTTACAGTTTTTTGCTTCTAAATATAGCGAATATAACAATGATTCTTTATACTAAAAACTTAGTTTTACAACATAATTTATAAGCAGATTCATACCTTAAAATATCAAATCCTATGGACTTTAAAGATTCAATACAACAACTATCTGAAAGAATAGCCAAACAACAAGATGCTATTGTAACGGAAGAGGGAACAAAAAACGCATTCATTATGCCGATGATTGCAGCACTCGGATATGACATTTTTAATCCATTTGAAGTCGTTCCAGAATTAGACTGCGACCTCATCAAGAAAAAAGGAGAGAAGATAGACTATGCCATAATGAAAGAAGAAAATCCTATACTCCTTATAGAGTGCAAGCATTGTAAACAAGACCTCAACTTACACGATACACAATTACAGAAATATTTCGTGGCTTCAAAAGCCAGATTCGGAGTACTTACAAACGGTATAGAATATAGATTCTATACAGATCTTGACAAGCCCAATATTATGGACGAGAAACCTTTCTTAGTTGTAAATATGTTGGCGCTTACGGATGCCGATGTGGAACAATTAAAGAAATTCAGTAAATCATATTATAATGAGGAGGAAATTTTAAGTACCGCCAACGAATTAAAATATGCTATTTCGATAAAGTCTATATTAAACAATGAGTTTAAGCAACCGTCACCCGATTTTGTTCGATTGCTTGCCAAACAGGCATACGACGGGCAAATTACACAGAAAATAATAGAGCAATTCACACCTATTATAAAACGATCTGTTCAAAGTATTATAAATGACACAATTTCAGACAGGCTGAATGTCGCCATTAAGACGAATGACGACAAAACAAAACAGGAAGAAGATAGTACACAAAATGCAAAAGAAGAACTTCCTGATGGTGTTGTGTTCAGTGACAGAGATTCAGGAATTGTTACTACACAAGAGGAGATAGATGCTTATAATATTATAAGAAGCATATTGAGAAAAAGTATAGATGCGCAAAGAATAACTTATAAAGACAACAAGACATACTTTGTTGTAAACATAGATAACGGCTATTGGTGGATATGCAGATTCTATTTCGGTAGTCGAAAAAAGCAAATATGTTTTCCTACGGACAATTACAAATCAAAAGAAATGTTCGAAATAGAAACGATAGATGACATCTTCAACTATGAAGATAAACTAATTGAATCCTTGAAAATGGCTTTAAGAGAATAATTAATTTATTAAAATTATCAAGTTATGAAAAATCTTACATTACTCTTATTCAACATCTTACTATTAGCTTTTACCTCTTGCACACAGACAAATGAAGACAAAGCTCGCAGTTTAATAGAAGATCAACTTAAAAAAACAATGAATGATTGGAGCAGCTACGAATTTGTAGAGATGACACCCCTCGATAGCTCTTTCAGCGTACTATCAGACAACGAAGAATATTATAATCTTGGATTGAAGTTAAAAGTTTTAGATGCAAAATCAAATTACTTTATTTCAAATGTTAGCTCCGATTACCGGAATATGGACATGTGGACAGATAGTGCGAAACAGGTAATTGCAGAGATGGAATCAGTAAACAAAAGAATGGACGAAATTCAATCATCATTTGTCCCAGAACATAATGGCTGGTGGACTAATTTCACTTGTAGAGGAAATAACAAATTAGGTCAAAAGGTTATATCAAAGACATGTTATTATTTTAACAAGGAAATTACGGAAATAACAGATACTAAAAAGGTTGAATAGTTGTGTCCAAATTTAGATAAGTCATGAAGAAGATAGTATTTACAATACTTGTCCTATTTTTAACAGGGTGTATTACACAAGAATATACAGTAAAAAGCCATGTTGCCGATTATTCGCTTTTAATAAACAAGGGGTGTGAAGTTTTCCTAAACGAACCAAAAGTTAATTATACTATTGTTCAAGAAATATTTGTTACGGCTTATCCGGGAGTAGTATATATGGAAAAAGAGATGAATCGCTCTATCAGAGGCTGGAAAGATGTAGATTACAACGACGTGCTGAGTGCTGTATTCAATGAAGTAAAGAAAATAGATTGCGATGGAATCATGAATATGCGATACACTCCGTTGAGAAATAGTGACGGAAAAGAAATAGGTATGCTTTTTAGTTGCTATGCTTTTAAATACATAAAATAGGATTTATTCGCTACAATACTCACTCTATCTCTTTCAACACATCTAACTTGATTTCATCATCTATGTCACGATAACGGGCAAATGCCTTGCTGCCCTCTACATGACCGCTCATAGACCCGATAATATTCGGGTCTTTTACTTTTTTATAAATATTCCCGATAAATGTACGACGTGCGAGGTGCGAGCTGGCAATCTCATATATAGGCTTTTGCTCCTCTTTCTGCGTTACCGGATTTATGACGGTGACTTTTCTGTCGATGCCCGCCATTTTTAAAATCTTCTTGATGGAATCATTGTATTTTTGCTCAGAGATAAAGGGGAAAAGGGTACGTCCTCCATATTCCTTGTACTTTTCCAATATTTCAATCGCTTTTTTAGTCAAAGGCACACGAGCATATTCCTGATTATCCCCTTTCGTTTTTGTCGGAACATATTCAATAGCCCCGTCATTGATGTTTTCACGAGTTAACCTGTACAAATCACTTACTCTACAACCAATCATACATTGAAAGACAAATATATCACGCTGTATGGCAAGAAAAGGATTGTTCGGCATGGGCAAATTGTACACCCTATCCCGTTCTTCTAAGGTAAGGAAATAAGGCCTCCCATATATTTGCTCCTTTATGGAATAATTTGCAAAAGGGTTGGTCGTTGTCTCCCCCATTCTCACAGCCCAAAGATAGAACACCCTTAACTTCGTCATCATGTTAGCAATAGTATTTCTACCTCTCGGCGATAACTTCTTGACACCCTCATATAACGACGGGTATAATTCTGCTAATCTATACTCGTTTTTTAGATAATCTTCGAAATTAGACAAGTCAAATGCAGATATTTCGAGGCTCCACCTGAATTTTCCTCCATTAAAAATTTCGTAATTTTCATACCGGATCATTATCCGCTTTAAAACATCATAATGTTCCTCTCGCTTCTCATCGTATTGTTTATAGGTTAGGAATTTGTCAAATATATCGAAGAAATCATCATTAACAGGTGTTTCACCATTCACTCTACGCATGGCATTACGCAGCCATTCGCTCGTTGGCTGGTAGTCGTCTCCTCTTTCCTCCCATGTCCGAAGTATAAGAGACTTTAATTCACTCACTTTTTCGTTGAAAATTCGTCTCTCTTTATCCGGGTACAACGCCCTCGATTTTATTTCTTCTCTCTTGTTGTCGAAAAGATCTACGTTTATCTGTAAATCGCTTACATAATATAACAATTTTGCCCCCGGAGTAGATAGTCGGAAACGTACATTTACTATGTTATTTTTTTTGCTGGAACGAACGTATGCTTTAACGGTTGCCAT